GTCTTTCGCCGGTAAAGAATTCAACTGTGCCTCCATTTGGAAAGTGAATTGTTAAATCGCTTTTGTTATTTTCAAAGGGTACACATTGGGTAAGTTTCTCGAAGAATGTTTTTGCTAGTTTGTAAGTAGGTGTAATATAGGCAACCTTCATTCCTTGTAAAGCATTGCTAATTATTTCAACCTGTGAAAGTTCAGACTTACCAAATCGCCTTCCGCACATAACTACTCTAAACCTTGCAGTTGATTCTAGTATCTTAGTTTGGTTAATATGCGCTTCCGGTAGTTCTAGAATCATAATATTGTTTTACCCTTAACAAATACTACTTCTATTTTTGAATCCTGTGTTACCGCAGTAGTTTCTTTTGGTTTACCATATACCCTTGATAGTAAAGTATCAACGGAATATAAAGAACCTTTAGCCATTGACTTAATTAAAGCATTAGCTAAAGTTTTTTCTAATATTGTGCTTTCTTTGTTATCCCATACTGCTTTAAGTTCATCAACAGTCATTGCCATTAATACCTGAATGCAATCCATTACCTGAGCATTCTTATACCCGTGTGGTGCAAGTTCTGTAATATACTTTCTTGGTCTGCCATTACGATTACCTTTCCAAGCTGCTCCTTTCTCATATCGGTTTAAATATCCACCGTGTGGTTGTTTCTCTAAAGACATAGTTTAAATAATTTACTCCAAGATGTAGGGTTAAATAAATGCCTATCTAATTCATAACCCATTCTTTTAAACATTGCTACCCATTCAGCTTGCTGCTTTACGTTTATATGTCCCCATTGTTCATCGTAGTCCGTTTTCTCACTCGTTGAACTAAATAGTACATACGTAGGTTTAACGCTCTTAAATAGGCTTAAAATCTCTTTATCGGTCATATGCTCCGCTACTTCAATGAATGCCATTAAATCGGTTGTAATTGGCTTATCAATGATATTAAGGTGAGGCGCATTCTCTTTTATATAAACCTTATGCTCATCCCATATTTCATAAACAAAGGTTTCATATCCCTCATTATGAAAGGCATCGGAATAAACTCCAGTACCTGCACCGAAGTCCATTACTGTTTTAATCGGTAAGTCTGTAAATTGTTTAGCCGTTACTAATGCTAAGTTCTTAAAACTAGGATTATCAAAACTAATACCCCACTCCAATTCTTGCTCTAAAAATTCTTTAGTTGTTATCATACCATCTATATATTAGGTTTAAAAAATCAATTACGCATACATTACAATTATTATTATAATGGTAATAAGCATCCTTTACTCTACGATATTCATTTAGTAGTTCTATTTGTACGTCGTGATGAAAGTTTACTATCTCTCCAGTCCTATGATAGAAGTCATAGTAATGCCGATGCTTATCAAATATTGCATTTGTTTCTTTCTCAACTAATAATGCTTTTGTAGGCATCGTATCGTTGCTGATTAATTTCTTTGAAGTTGTACCTTTTGGTCGCCCACGCATATAGTTCGTTGCCTAAATTTTCCCTTAGGCTTGGATTATTGGTTAATAAATTAATATACCTGAACCAGTCCTTTTGATTGTTTACCCATAATACAGGTGCATCTACATCCATATTATAAGGTGCTACGTTTGAACAAATGACCGGCAATCTTTTTGCTGCTGCTTCTAATATTTTTAAATTGCTTTTGCAAGCGTGCCATTCTGAATCTTCTAAAGGTATCAATACAATATCTGCAAAGTTGTACATATCCATATACTGAGTAGGACTAGCTGAATGCAATTTGATTGATGGCAAATTACCAGTAAACATAGAGAACATTTTATCCCATATTGACTTAGTATAAGCATCGCTATCGTTATAACCACCCATTACCATTTGAATATCCTTTCTACCTTGTAACCTTTTTAACGGTTCTTTTAGAATCTTAATATCGTTATCGTGGCTTATGCTTCCACACCAAAACAATCTTACTTTATCAGACTTAACTCTAGTATCATTAAACTGATTTAATCCATAGGGTAAGGCATTTGGCATTACAATTACATTGTCATTAAACTGCTTTACTTTATTCAATAAATTAGAATTAGTAACCGTAACCAAATCAGCCTGCATTAAATTCCTTTCAATTCTTTCCGCTATATCTTGGTAAGTATTGTAATAAAGATGGTTAACAGGTAGCTGCCAATGGTCATCAATATCCATAACTACTTGACATCCAAGTAATTCCTTAGTTTTGTTCCAATTTAAATCGTATTGGCATATCCTATTATACAGTAAAATATCCCAATCATCGGTCTTATCTTCTGTGATGTAATTGGTTACATAGCCTTTAATATCATTCATAAAAGCAAGTGGTAACATTACTCTATGATATCCGCAACCTGATTCTTTATGTGTTACTCCGATTATGTTCATTTAATCTTTATTGATATAAACCCTGCTCCAAATATTATTGCTATTAGTTCTACTGTATGTATTGGTAAAAATGTAAATAATAAAGCACTCCATACTGTTAGACATTGAATGCAGTCAAAGGGTTTTAATCTCTTTACTAAAGGAATTTTGAATATGCGCTTTAGTATGATATGCCCGTTAAATACATTAATGAAATAATAAGCAAAGGTAAATGCTGCTATTGTAATAATATACATTTTAATTCTTTTTTTACTTTGTTGGTAATATTGCAAACGTGGTTAACTGGTATTCCGTAATACTCTGCTACCTTTCTATTGCTTCCTAGTTCTACGTATTTATTAAATATTCTTATTTCGTGGTCGGTTTCTATATCTATGTTATTTTTATTAAGTGCTTTTGTTGCCTCTAAAGCTAAACTCTCAGGTATTACAGGCAAATCTAACTGACTATTAAAATATTCAACCGCCTTTAATAAATCACTTTTTTTGTACTTATAATAGAATTCACTTGTTTTAGAAGTAGCCATAAACCAACATATCTTAATAGCATACCTTAATAAGTTATTAGAGGCAAATAAAGCCGCTATCTTATCACAAGGCTGAAGTAATAGGCTAACTGCTATTTCTTGCCTTAAATCATCTTGTATTGATTCAGGCTTTGTTTTACTTATCGCTTTTATTAGGTCAGGATGGTTATATATCTCCAACACAATATCGTTACATTTATTCATTATTATTTTAATTCAAAAGAAACTGTTATTCTATTGGAACTATATCCACCTTTTTCTGTAAATCCTCCAATAGTTGAACTTTTAGAAGTATTAATTAATCTGCCAAATCTATTACAATTCCATAAAATTGATTTTTTTAAATAATTAACTAAACTTGGACTTGATGTAGTTATTGTATATCTATCTTTATTTTTTTTATAAATATATCCAATTTGTTCTAATAATTTAATTCCAATTCCTAATCCTTGATAATCAGGTAAAATAACTAATCTATGAACTTTTTTTAAATTTTTAGCGATTGGATGAGGAAAATGTAATACTGAACAAAATCCACATATTGAATCATTTAAAAATAATACAAAAACATTTGCAGCATTATTATGTGAATGACTTAAATAATGGTGCTTACTAAACATTTTCCATATTGACTTATCATTTGTTTGGAATATTTCGAATTTAATCTCTGGTCTATTTTTTTTTTGCCCTTCATTATTATGAAAGGTCATTGTATCAGTATTAAATATCCAATCAGGTAATAACCAATCTTCAACATCATAATGGCAAGTTACTGCTATAAATTGTTTATTAGATTTTCTTATTGCTTTTTGCATTGCAAATGAACCTATTTGAGCAACATTTCTATCTACAACACTTGTAAATTCATCAAATACAAATAATTTATTCTCTTCTAATATTGCTCTTGCTAAATCAACTCTCATTTTTTCTCCATTAGATAAAACTGAATAAGGTTTTAACCAAGATGGTGGAGAACTAAATCCAACTGAATTAAATGCTTTTGTTATTTCTTCAACTGAACATTCTTTAGGCATATCATCCAAAATAGTTTCAGCATTATATTCAAAATTAGTTATATAAGAATCGGGAAATAATTGTTTAGCAATAGTAGTTTTACCGCTTCCGCTTTTACCAACTATTAATCCTATCTTCCAGTTATCTTTAATATCAATATTACCTTCAAAATGTTCTTTAATCTGATTATTTTCTAAATCAAATTTACCCATTATTGAAGCAACTCTAAATGATTTTTTAGGTTGTACTTGTTTTACAATGTTAAAAGTCGGCATTCGTAATTTTCCTCAATTAATTTATTATAAGTTTTTTCCTGTTCTTCTTCATCTTTACAAATAATCTCTATTTTAAATTCAGATTTTAATTTATCACTTAAATCTTTTAACTCTGCTTCTTCAAGATGTTTATCAAATAAAGGTAAATCCAATCCCCAATTATCTAGTTCTTCCATATCCCAATCGTTTGCAATATCATCCCAAGACCATTCCCCATATCCTAAATTATCTTTAATTGTATATGCTTTTAATTTTTCAACTGTTGTATCTTGCGGTAGTATTTTAACAGGTATTTCTTTTATTCCTAATTCTTTACAAGCACCCAATCTCATATTACCTGCAATAACTATTAACTCGTTATTTAATTCATAAGCAATTACTTCCCTTAATTGTAACATTTCAGGGTCATCCTTAATTGACTTAACTAGCTTTTTAAACTTGTCATCCTTCAATAATCTTGGATTTTTAGGTAACCCTTCTATTTGTCCAGTATTATTTTTTAACTTATTAATACTAATTATTTGACTTATCATTAATTAATTTATTTAAAATATATATTTTCAATATTAACATACTCATCTGTAATAATTTCTAATCCCTTATATTTAATATTCCCATTTTTATAACTTTTATAAGGAATCAATTTTAAATGTATAGGGTTAATATAAAGTTTTTTTATTCCTTTATTTAAATCTTTAGCCTTTTTTATAAATTCATTGATTATTAAAATATCAACTTTTATCATTAATTAATTTCTTTATATAAAATACTGAATCAAGTAATTCCTCGTATAAATGATTTAATAGTTGTAAGTTGTTTAAATCTGCATTATCTAAAGTAGTTCCATAGGTTTTAATTCCTTTGGCTTCTCGCTTTTGTAAGTCTGCATTAATCTCGTCTAATAACTTCATTGTGTTTATCTTTTAAAAATTGCATATACTGTTCTTTATCTCCAAAATCTAAATGGCATTGACGACATAAAGCCATAATTTCTTCAATAGATTCTTTATTTTTTGTTCCACCCATACCTCTTGCATCTATATGATGGATGTCAACTGCTCTATTATCGCATATCTCACACGCGATGTAGTCATCAATGCCATAACCAAAATACTTTAAATATATTTTAGTGTGGTTTTTCATTAAAACGGTAAATCGCTTTTGGTGTTTATATTTACTGCATCTGCTTTTTTAGGCTCATAATCATTTAAAGTAATTTTTACATTCTTACCGTACTGGTCAGGTTCTGCATAAATACTGATATTAACTTTAACATATTTCTTTCCATTGTATTCGTATGAATGCTCTAGTGCATCTGTAATACATAGGCTTGAACTTAGGAAAGTTTCATTAATCTTTTTACCGCTTCCTAATCTGATTGCTTGTTTTTTTTCTGTGTTCATTGTTATTGGTTTAAATATTCGTTTATGATTTTAATTGTATGTCCAAATCCTTGTCCAAATTCTGCCTTGTAACCTTTGCCCCTTAACTTCATCATCATTATTTCCTGTTCTTCGTGATGAGCATTCTTTCGCATTGTGCCATCTTTTTTAAATATTACGTTATTAATTGTTTTTAATTCTATAAATAAACCTGCATAATTTCCTTTAGGTTCAGCAATAAATAAATCAGGATAAGCATTTGAATATTGCAATGCTTTATGTCGCTTTGCCATCCCTATACTCATTCTCATTCCTGAACTAAAGTCAGTCCTAAATATAACGTATGGATAGATTTTACGTATGTAGTCGCAAACTAACCTGTGTAAGTCTTTCTCTAACATAAAATAAAATTAAAATAAAGTTATTCACATTAATAAAAAAGTTATCAATACTATGTTTGTTTAGTACTCCATATCTTTTCTCCATCTTCGCCCCAGTAGTAATCGCATTTACCATCTTTCAAAGGTAATTCTATAAAATAACTTTGATATAGTTCATCTGCTTTTGCAGTAAACCTGTAACAATTTTCTTTATGAGGGCAATTAATTATACCTTTTCGGCCTTCGCATTTTGTTATATCCATTTTGATTTTTGTTTAAATGTTTTGTCCTTCTTATAGTTTTCTAATAAATCTGTAACTTCTTTACCTAACTCTCTATCTTGGTTATAGGTTTGGTTGTAGTATTGTTCTCCCAATTGAAAAATGTGCCTTGGTTTATTTTTACCATTAACAAATGCTTCCATTATCTGCTCTTTTTCTTTTTCAAGACATTCATTTAACTTTTCAATAAATCCTTTGTTAACCATAAATTCATTTTTTTCCATCCATTGCATTAATTCTTGCATTGCAGTTTTCATAATTTTTCTATTTCAGTTTTAATTTGTTGATATTCTTCTGTTAATGCAATAAATCCGTGTGCTTTAGAATATTTTAATACTTCATCTATTGCTATTATTGCACAATTTTTGCCTACATAATGGCTGCAATGATGGTATTTATCTCCATCATTATATAGCATTTTTTCAAATAGTTCTTCTGCTTTTTCTTTTTGTTTCATAGTTTTTTTTTAATTAAAGTTTCTTATATGTCACACATATCGATAAATTTGTGACATTAATGACTCATTATTCATTCATATTTGTTTTTTTATTAATCAATATTTAGAAAAATTCATGCAAAATGTTAATCAAATAGTTCATAATATGTAAGCTATTTTAACAAATAAAGTTTAATAATGTTACAATATGCTCAGTATAACTTCTTAATTTGGCACTATTTTAATACCGACTTCGTCATAAAATATTGCTTATGACGGAAATATTCCGAATTATCATCATCATAATAATTCTTTAAATTCCATTCTTTCTCCTATAAATTGAAATGGTATGTTTTTTAAACTTCCGTGTCTATTTTTAGCTAATTTAACTATACATTTACCTTCTGCATTATGTGTCATACCATCGACTTCTATTTCTCTTATTCCGTATGTTTCAGGTCTCATTAAAAATATAACTGAATCAGCATCTTGTTCTATACCACCGCTTTCTCTAAGGTCTGAAAGTTGTGGCATCTTATCGTTTCTGCCTTCAACTGCTCTGCTTAATTGACTTAATGCAAGTACTGGTATATTTAATTCCTTTGCTATTATTTTACATCCTCTACTAATTTCTGCTATCTCACTTTCCCTGTTCCCTTTCCTATCTACTCCACTCATAAGTTGCAGATAATCAATACATAAGAACTCAATTTGGTATTTTCTTTTTAGTATTGCAGCCTTGCTTCTTAAATCTCTAATGTTTAAACTTGGTGTATCGTCAATATACAATTTAGCTTTTTGCAATCTTTCTTCTGAAGCCATTAACATAAACTTGTGCGCTTCTGTAAGTTTATTAGTTCTTAGTAAATGATGGGCAATACCTGAATCCAAACTAATTAATCGGTTAACTAATTGCTCTCCGCTCATTTCTAAACTAAATATCCCTACTGGCTTGTCTTGTTTAAGTACGTTTAATATCGCATTGAGCATAAAGGCAGTCTTACCCTGTGCAGGTCTTGCTGCTAAAATTACTAAATCAGGGTTTACCCATCCGCTTATGTACCTATTTAAACTTTGCCATCCTGTATCTATTCCTATTTGCCCATTCTCAATTACTGCGTCTCTTTCTTTTGCTAGGCTCATAATGTAGTGCGCCATCCCTTTCTCACTATTTTTATAAATGCTTTCCTGCGCATTTAAAATTTTAGTTGAAGCGTTATTTAAATGGTTCTCAATATCGCCTACATAAGAATCATTTACCAACTCTTGACCTATTACTATTCCTTTTCTTTGTAAATAACATTGCTGCAGGATTAATATCCAGTCATTCATTGAACTGCTGCCGGTTACATTATTAGTTAACTTTACAATCTCATAAGCACCGCCAACCAAATCCATTTCTTTTTTATTTGTCAAGTATTGTGATACAGTTACTATATCAATAGCAGACATTTTATCATAAAGTGACTGAATTGCTTTAAATATTAATTGGTTTTTAGTTTGGTAAAAGAACTCACTTGTAATTTTTGCAATATATGTATGAACTGAATTTTGTTCAATCAGTAGCACTCCAAGTATCCTATCTTCTACCTCTTTATTGTTTGGTGGTGTTTTAGCCATTTTAAGCCTGTTTTTTAGTTATTTAATGTTCTCGTGATAGAATCCCTCAAAAGTTATTTAAAATCGAAATTTACTATCTTAAAATGCGTTTAAATGATATTTATACTTATTCAAAGATAAAAATTGTATTAAAGAACTATTTTTGTTAAAAAATCCCCTTTATTTATTTCTTTACTTTCTTTCTTTGCATTGGGGTACTCAATGGGTGCCCCATTAGGGTTCCCATTTTTCCACCTCTTTAAAGCGTTAATTTTACCCTTTTCTTGCATAGAAGTTCTGATTTTTAAATGGTCATTTAATCGTCTAGAAAAGAAACCTTCTTCGGCTATTTCAAATAAATTAAATTGCTCAATTACTGCCTTAACTTTTACTTCACTTGTTTGCATCTGCATAGCTAGAACTGGAGTAATATTTAAAGGTAAAATACCACCTGCTTGAGCAAGATTCTCAACTAAAAACCAATATATCCCATAACCCTCCATTCCTAATTGCTGCCTTAAAAATAAGATTTTAACATCATTAGCAGAATTATAATCGTGGCTAAAGTAATAAGATTTATTCATTTATTTTTATTTTACGTTTGTTATCCTCAAATGTTATTTCTATTAGCCCTGTATCTTTTAATTCATTTATCCAGTTGTTTACTGTCATAGTTGATACCTCAAAGGCATCTGCATAATAGGCATTTGATTTATTTAATCTTTTTGTATGCTCAAGGTAAATATAAAAAATCTTTGCTGAATTATTTATTCTATACTCTAAAATATCTTTTTTAATGTTAATCATAAGTTAAATTTAAGGGGTGGCGATTAACCACCCCAAGTTAATTAATTAATTTCTGTGTAAATTTTTCTTGCTTCTCTTTTGTTTAATACGTAAAATTCTCCGTACTTAATAGTCCTTCCGAATTTATTAGTATGTTTAATAAAGTCGCAAATGATATTTACTCCCATTTTTCGTAGGTTGGTTATCCTAGCAGTTGGGTTTAAAATACCGTTCATTACAAGGTTTAAACTTGTTTGTCTTTTTTCAGTTAGAAGTAAATTTAATACTTCTGCATTCTGATTTGTTGGTGTTGTCATTTTTTATGGTTTAAAGTGGTTTACGAGATGAATGATACTGGAGTGGTGCATTTTTAATTTCCTTCCAATATCCGTTAAAATAAATCCTCTTTCTCTAGCTGCTTTTGAATATTCAACCCTTCTTTTTACTGTTTCATATTTACGATTATTTTCTACTAATTGCTCATAGGTTATTTTATTTGCCTTTAAATAATCATTTGTAAAATCGTCTATACTTTCAGTATTCTTTACAAATTCTTTTACTTCCCTTTCAACTACCTGAATCTTAACAGTTTCTAAAGGGTATCGGTCAAATAATAGAGCAATTTTTTTCATATCATAATCGCTGCAACTAGTATAAATTTGAATATATTTTAAAATACTTTTTAAATTATCTGTCATTACTTAATTGGTTATAAAGATTATTCATAAATTCTCCTGCCTGTTCAATCTTAGATAACAATAATTGCATATCCTCAATATTGGCTTCAATCCTAAAGATAAACATTTTTAAATTATCTGCAATTTGTGGGCAATAACTAACAAAATCACAAAACTCACTTTCGGTTATCATCATATCGCTTTGACATTGCCAGTAATACTGTTTGTAGTTTTTCTTAAAATACTCCTGACCTTCAATTAAGCCATTGTTAATATGATTCGTATAATTGTAAGGGCATTTAACCTGTATAATACCACCACCTTCTATTAAGCCATCAGGTGTGCCACCGTATAATCCGTTAATCATTTCAATATAACCGCCTGACTTTACAGTTGTTCCTGTCTTACCTTCGTAAAATTTAATGGCTTCATTCTCTAATTCTAGTCCGTGATTAGTTGCGTTAGAAGTAAATTCTCTTTGCACTCCTGTAAGCCTTTCAGCTAATTTAGAAGTTAAATACTCTTTAGTGGTTGCTGATAAGTTACCAGCTTCTGACTTTAACTTTGGTTCAGTCATTAGGTTGTAGATGGTTGAACTGGTTATTTTACCCATTCTTTGCTCAAACCATTCGCTTGAATATTGCTCTATCATTATTTCATTGCTTTTATGGTTAATAAATCTTTGTCTCTTAAAACTAAGTGCGCTTTTGCTTTCTCAAATACATCCCTTTCGCCTTCGTTATATCTGGCTATTAAAGATATCATTTGAGTATCTGTCATAAAAGGTTTCTCTGCTCTACCGTGGTCATTTGTAGCATCTGCATCCTTAGTATCATCTATTAGAAATAAACCATTTAATGCGTACTTTCTAGCATAGCTACTGGATGCCCCAAAGGATTGTGCTATGTCCATACCTTTACGATTAGGCTCTATTCCTGCACAAGCAGTAGTATAATAGTTTTCTATACCATCCGTAAATACTATTCTACTTTCGCAGTAAATAATTCCACCTGCTTCTTTAATTGAATCGCTGATAATTAGCTGACAATTATACTTTAGGAGTAAAGGTTTAACCGCTTCGAGAATATCCTCGCAGCTTCTGTACTTGTACTTACCAAACGCATTCGTTTGATTCTTTGGTGCTTTTAGTTCATTTTGAATTTTGATTAAATTACTCATATTAGATTGATTAAATAGTTACAAGATTGGGTTAATTTGGTTTTAAATTCTTCTTTAGATATTTCTTGATAGTCTTTATCTAAAGTTAATTTTGCTATGTGTTCAGGGAATCTGCCTATTAATATATCTCTGCCACCCCAATTAGATATACATAAATCATCTTTTAAAATAGCAAAATAAGAATCCTGAATAACACCATTATTTAATTTAAAATATAATGGTAGATTAATTTCTATTTCTTCTGTTGATTCGATTTTAAATTTCATATTAATTTAAATTAGCAAGTTTATAAATATTGTTTTTAATTTTTAATTCTGTAGTCTTTTTATCTTCTCCTAAAAACTGATTTCTATATTTACCAGTTGTTTTAGAATAATCCCAATAATATTCATCTAAATAAACTACTCTTTTACCATCCTCAAAAGTTGTTTTTATTATTGTTGAATTATAACTTTGGAATAAAGTAAATTCAGAAGTATGAATAATAAATTGATTTGGTACTTTATTTCCATTTTTAGATTCAAAATTTGAAATTTTCATAATTAAAAGTTTATAATGTTATCGGCTAATAATGCTCCTATAATAAGGATTGAAATAAGGATTGCGTCTTTAATTTCTTGGTGTGTCATAGTTTTGTTTTATTAATGAATAAATATAATTAATCCAGTTATTAAAATCACTTGGCGGATTTGGTGGTTGTACTGTTTTCATTTAGGTTTGAATAAATTGTTAAACAAAATTGTGGATAGCTAAAGTTCTTTTCAACTTCGGGAATTTTACTAAATTCTTTTTGAAGCAAAGTTTCGTTTGCGCCCATAAAGTTATATATACTTTCGAGCAATTTTAGTTGGCTTGGTTTCATTTGTTTTCTTTTTTGGTTTATAATATTAATTAAAAATCTTTATTTTCATATCCTTCATTAAATTCATAATCTTCATAATCTTCTATAATTTGTTTACATAATTCAATTAAATCTAATCTTGCCCTTAATTCATCTCTATCTAAAGAATCTTCCATATTGTAATAACAATCTCTTAAATCTTGAAGAGTATTTCTAAATCTGCAATAACTCATATTTGCCATAATTTTTAGTTTTTTTTTGGTTTATGCAGTTAATAGGATGCTGCACCCCTTTTTATTTTAATATTAAAGAAATGTAAATCCATTATGATTCCAATGGTATTCTCCAGTTTTTATAACCTTTCTCATTGTATTATTAGGAGTAAAAATAGTACAAGATTTTAAATTATTTTTATTAATATATTTGATTATTTTTATATATGCTTCATCTAAATTTTCTGCAGTTAATTTAAATTTTTGGTCATTGTTAAATTTTAATTTGTAAGTGTAAGTCATTGTTTTTAGTTTTAATTGTTATTTGATAAGTCAAAACTAAATCAAATATTCCATACAGCAAAATAAATTTTAAACTTTTTTTTAAATTAATTTATATTATATATATAATTATTTTAATAACTATTGATTCTATTGGGTTACAAACAAAAAACCCCATCATAAAAATGACAGGGTTAAAACCAAAACTAAAAAACAAACTATCTTTTTGTGCGTTCGTATTCAATTAGCTTATCAGCAAACATATCTACGAATAACTCATTATACTTTAATTTCTCTAAATTCATTGCATTTAAAATGTGATGTATTAATTCGTGGTAGAATATCTGCTCCTTACTTCTTTTATTAACTTTCTTACCGCCATACTCATCACATAGCGTAATTATGTTTAGAGTAAAATCAGCTTCTCCCATACACTTATTATCTTGGCAATAATCATTATCAATTATTACTTCAATGGTCTTACCATTTAATTTAAACTTTTCAGGTATTAATATTGAGCCGTTCATCCTTTATAAATTATTCCGTTATAATAACATTCGCCATTTAATATCAAAGTAGGTTGAGCAAAGAATCCTGTCTTTGTAAATACAACCTCAATAAATCCCTGTTGCCAGTCTGCAGTCTTTCCAGTAGGGAAAAACTCTACTTCTTTTGTTAGACGAGTGCAACCGCTTTCAAGCCATACATACGGATTCTTTCTATTAGTTAAATACTTAGAATTTAATCGGTGTGTATGACCAGTGCTTCCACTACCCATATATTCAAAAATATTTTTTTCTGCTGCAGTTTTATTTAAACTCAATCCGTGCGTGATGTCGAAAATATTGAATAAATTATACACATCGCTTTCGTCATATATAAATCCATCGCTTTCCTTTAAATCTAACATTTCATTGTACTTAGTACTATTATAATTTTTATAAAGTACTGCTAATCGTGCAAGTTGTTTATCTCCTAGATTGTAAGGATTAGTTATCCTTTCATCGTGGTTTCCTAATCTTACTCTAATCTTAGCATCCGTGCTTAATCGTAAAGGCTTGAGTATCTGCTCTTTAGTGTATTCTATTTCGCCTACTTCGGTATAACCTTTTAAAATACCATCCTGATATAACTTCTGACTATGCTTTGATATATAAGGCATATCCGTTACATCGCCATTAATTATTACCTCATCAAATTTATTATGTTGCAGCACTTGATTAATACATCTTAAGGCTGAAAGGTCTGCCAACCATCCGTGACAGTCACTAAAAATTAAAACCTTATAAAGTTGTTTATCAAATAATTGTCTTTGTTGCCACCATTCCGTTTGTGTTTTATTGAATCTTGGGCGCATAAGTTTTATTTAGTGAAGTATAGTTTTGATTCGGTTGCTCTTCGTATTGTTAAACCTTTTAATTGTTTACCACCTGCTTTATCCCATCTCATAAATTCAGCTTCAATGGTCTTATCGTTAGGATTTGCTTTTACTTTTTTAAATAACGTGCTTCTAGTTAAAGCAGCACTACCGCAATTATATTGAAATAATAATAAAGCATCAAATTGATTCTGTGTAACTATTGTTTTACCTAGTTCTTTATTTAGGTATTTCGCTTTTTTATCTACTTCATTTTTTAGTAAGGCTTCCGCTTCTGCAAGGCTTATCTTACTGCCCATTATTATAGAATTGCCTTTTAAATCCATTACACTACCATACCCAATAGTAACAACATTTGCCGGACATCTATAAGCATCTAATTTACAACCTTCAAATAATTTTAATAACCTGTAAAATTCATTCGATGGTGTCATATATCTAGTATTTTTATAAGTTTAATTAAGTAAGGTACGGATAATCCAATTAAAAAAGCAATTAACCAATAAATAACTTTATTTTTTCTGCCTACTTTACTAATTAATTCCTCATTTGATTTCTGAATATTAGTAGTAACTTTTAAAAGGGAATCTAAACTAGCATTTAAGATTGTTAATTTAGCAGTTGATTCTACCGTCTTAGTAATTGTCTTGTACGGTAATTTAACGTACACTTTTTTCGTCCCATAAATTGTATCTATTTGGGACAAGATTGTATCAAAGTGAGGGTAAATTACTTCAATAGCTGTATCAAAGTGAGTGATTATTGTATCTACTTTAATAACATTACAAGGGAATGAATCTAAGGCGATTTTAGCCACTATTTCTGGATAGCTGCCCAATGCCTTATTAACTTGTTTAACCGCCTTATTTTGGGTGTAGCAGCCTCCTAATAAGAAAGCTGCTACTAATATCTTATAAACCCTTAACATCGTGGTCCTTAGAATATAAACCTAATAATACTACTCCGATAGCAGCTACTAATTGTAAACCGCTTTTGCCTGTGAAAGCACCTGCATTATATGCCTCTACCAAAGCATCTACTATAAAAGGTACACCTGCCAATAATCCGGCAATACTTGTCTTAAAGTTTTTCATTTTTATCATCTTTTAAAAGTTTAAAAAGTGTGTAAGCTATTGATAACAATAATAACGTAATGCGTAGGTAAGTTTCAATATTTGTCATTGATACCGAAAGCGCAAAGCCATTAAATAAATATATCTTATAATCTTGTGGATTCATTAGTCTTGTTTTACGAATCGTGGATATTGACTAAGAATATACTCATCTATCGGAGCATTGCTAATTCCCCATACTGCAACTATTGAAGCAGGGATATAACAATTAAAATCAGCTAACTGATTGTTGTTTTTACCTCTTAATGTTACATAGGTATTACATCCCTCTCCGTTACTTGATAGGTTGTTAGCAGTCCAACTTAATGACCAAGCAGATTCTCCTTGATAGTTAACGATAACTGGCTTAATTAAGATGCCACCCTTTTGGTAATAAATGGTGTCTTTCCCAATAATTGCAGTATCGCTAGAATTTCTAAATGGTTGCGCTTTTGTTGACAATGATGCCAAGATTAAAGCAGATAAGATTATTTTTTTCATATTATTTCTTTTTAGGTGTTTCTATTTCTTTAGGCTTAATCGCTATTAATTC